ATCAGACGATCACGGCGATTCGGGCCACACAATGACCCGCGCCCGCTCCGATGTGGCTGACATCGACGCCGACATCACCGAAGCACTGCTCGTGATCCGAAACGCACTCGACCCGACCGAGGGAACACCCGAGTCGTACGCGCTGTACGCCGTCGAGACGTTCGCCGTGATCGCGCTGCGGGTGTTTGCCAAGACAAACCCATCGAAGTTGCGCAGCGAAGCGCGCACGGTGGAAATCAAGGCGAGGCTCGACGGCATCCCTGTACTGCGAGGTGCAGCGTGAGGCCACCGCATCGAGGAAAGCCATCGCTGCGCGAAACGCTCGAAGCGAATCAGAAGGCGCTTGATCAGTACGCCACGTTTGCGGACAAACCGAGATACATCGTCGCCATGCCGCCCGCACCTGTGAAACGCGCACCGGCCAAGCCATTGAACGAACCACAGAAACCTACTGAACCGCTTGAAAAGGAAATTCAGCGCGAGATTGTCCAGGCTCTGAAACAAAACCCCGAGGTGGTGTTCGTCGGTCGGTTCAACAGCGGGACCAGTGTGAACACGGACGAGTACGGGAACACTCGTTACACCAAGTTCAACACGGTGGCGGGGTTCACCGATCTGCACGGCATGCTGCGCGGGGGACGGGCGTTCTACATCGAAGTCAAGCGCAAGAACACGCGCGCCACTCAGGAACAGGCTGAATTCATCGGAAAGGTGCAAGCTGCTGGCGGTCTTGCTGGTGTCGCGCGATCAGTCTATGACGCCGAGTGCATTCTGAAATTCGGCGGGCCACGTCCCACCCTATGACCACACTTCGAAGCGTCCCGGCTGGCCAGCCGGGCGCAAGCGACGAATACGCCGACATGGCCGCTCGGTTTGATGACGTGCCGCTGCAGGACCAAGACGGCGCCGAGCTCGACGACGACAGATCGGCCGCACTCACGCAGAACAGCCAGGATGCGCTCGCCGTCGAGTTCGTCAATCAGTTCGGTCGACAGTTCCGTTGGACGCATGGCATGGACTGGATGCGCGACACCGGCGAATTCTGGACGCAGGACGATCTGCTGCGTCGCATGGACTGCGCCAGGCACATCGCCCGCGAGGCAGCATCGCACCTCACTGGCGCAGCAGCTCGGAACTTGGCCGCGGCATCGACCGTCGCAAGCATCCTCACCCTGGCCCGATCTGACCCGCGCATGGCCCTGCCTGCGGATCAGTGGGATTCTGACCCTATGGCGCTGAACACGCCGACCGGGATCGTGGACCTGAGAACTGGCAGCATGCGCCCCAGGGCCGGCGACTTCGTGACGCAGTGTGCTCGCGTTGCCCCTGACTGGATGGCGCCATGCCCGAACTGGCTTTCGTTCATAGATCAGGTGTTCGAGCACGACGAAGACATGATCGAGTTCATGCAGCGTTTGATCGGGTATTTCCTGACATCAGACCGACGTGAGCAGCGGGTTTTTTTCGCGCAGGGAGTTGGTGCGAACGGGAAATCGACGCTGTTCGATCTAGTGCTGTGGATCATGGGTTCGTACTCGCTGAAACTGCCGTCGTCGGTACTCATGACACAGAAGAACCAGCAGCATGCGACCGAACTAGCGCAACTCAGAGGCAAGCGCCTGGCACTGTCAAGCGAGCTCGAGGAAGGTGCGCATTGGGCAGAGGGGCGCATCAAGGAACTGACCGGCGACGAGTTCCTGAATGCTCGAGTCATGCGCGGTGACCCGTTCGAGTTCCGCATGTCGCAGAAGCATCTGATCGTGGGGAACTACAAACCCAGACTGCGAGGTGGCGACGCAGCGCTCGCGCGTCGGTTCGTCTTGATCCCGTTCACAGCGAAATTCGAGGGAGCGCAGAAAGACCTGCGCATGCTTGAGAAGCTGAAAGCCGAAGGCCCGGCGATCCTTGCATGGGCAATCGACGGTGCCGTGAAGTGGTTCCACGCCGGCTTACAGATTCCGTCGTCAGTCACTGCCGCGAGCAGCGAGTACATGGAAAGCAACGACGACGTGAGAATCTGGCTCGACGAGTGTTGCATTTTCGACGAAGACGCCAGTATTCGAGCTCAGCCGCTGTACGAATCGTTTTCAAGTTGGCTCAAGGCGCGCGGGCAGTTCTCATGCTCACTGCGCGTGTGGGGTGATCGCATGTCGCTGCTGCCCCAAATCGTCAAGAAACACAGCGGCGGAGTCCGCTACGCTGGAATCAGACTGACGCAGGACGAAGCGGACCGGATGGCCGCGCTTCGTCGGTCGTTTCTCTAGGCCGGGACGTTCAGTTTCGCGCTCAGGTCGCGCATTCGGTGTCCACACGTCGGGCAGGCCACCCAGGGAACGCGACGAAGGGCAATCGAAATCGCAGACTGGCTCACGCCGATGTGTTTCGCCGCTTGGTACGCCGTCCGTCGATGGTCTTCGGCCATCCATGCGATGGCTTGGCGTGTCTTGCTCAGTGCGGCAGTCATACCGGCACCCGCAAGCAAGCCCAAAACAGCCACAGCATCAGCAGCACGCCGCAAAACCAGCTTACGCGGTCACCGATGATTTCCCACTTGTCGCGCATGTGACCTTCGCGCGGAATGTCATAGTCTTTCATAGTCGCTCCAGATCAGCCGAAAATCACGTACAGCAGGCACGCCCAGATCACGCCACCGACGAACATGGCTGCCCAGGGAATCGCTACCGTGGTTTCGTCGTACCAATCATCTTGGTTCATCACAAACCCCTTTCTTCGTTTCGTTCACGCCGTTCGGCGTCCTCAGCATCGATAACGAGTTTCTGTTCGTCGCGCAGTTCCTGCCGGCGTTCTTCGCTCATCGACTGCAAAGTCATGTTCACGTGGTTCACGGCCGCGAGCTCGCCGTGTTTCAGGCCACGCGCAAACACGCGGCGCAAATCGGGGTGAACGGTCGGGTCGGTGGCGAGTAGTTCAAGTACGGATTTCACAGCGCCCCCCTTTCGACCAGCGACCAATGCGCCTCGACGAGCTCGCCGACCGCCGAATCTGACCAATGGTGCCGGCGCAGCATGTCGCGCAGCGTGCGCTCGGTGACGTGCTTGGCGCGACGTTCGCGCGATACCTGCAGCATGGCCGCGTTCGCCGCGCGGATCGCCGCGGACTGTGCAAGGGTCAATCGGGTGTAGTTCATGATGGCAGCGCCTCCAGTTGCGCACGTGTGGGGTACATGGGATTCAGGCAGCGCACAGACTGCCCAGCGAGAAATGAGACGCGGCCCAGCGATCCGCTCGGCATGCGCAGCGAGTCGCCGATCTGCACGCCGGCCGGAACGCAGTGGTCACCTCGAGCGCCGGTGATCCAGTCAGCGCCCGCGTCAAGCACGGGACCGGGGATCCAGACGAACGCGAAACAGCCGCTCAGGCTTGCCAGGGTCGCGCAGGCTGCGACGAAACAGACGGGACGGACCAGCGCACGGGTATTCACGATTCCAGCCCCAGCGAGCCGTTTTCGTCGTCCGGTTCGCTCAGGTCTTCGCACGCCGAATCGGCGTTCAGGTCAACGAGCCAGGAATCGGGAACGAACCCGTGCACAGTCCGTGACTTGTGGTGCAATCGCAACACGACAGATCCAAGCCGCAAACTCGTTTCAGGTGTGTTCCGGCCGTTCTGATACGTGGTCTGCAAGTGCATTGGAATGAGCAGAGAAAACCCGGCTTCGCGGTGCTTGTACGTCACGGCGCCGGCGTTCACCAAGCGCGCCGGGACGTTCGGGGTGCGGGTCTGAGTGCTGGTCGTGTTCATGTTGCCATCCTCACAGACGCTGCCACGCCGAACTGATCGCCATCGAGGTTCACAAACACGTAACCGTCAGCGGTTCCGCCGCAAGCCCAAGTGCCGAACCATTCCAACTTCTCGGCCAGCGCCAGCGCTGCCGCTTTGTGGTTCTCGTCAGAGTTCAGTGCGTCGTCCCATTCGAGCATGAGGCGGTGCCCCGATGCCGACTTGGCCTGAACCTTCGAACCGCGAGTGTTCGTCGGGCCGAAATACTTGGTGCTGATCGCTTGACGTGCCATGGTGTTCTCCTGAGTGTCTGCTTGTTCGCCCCGAGCCAGCCCCGGCGCATGACTGAAATATCGGCGATAACACTAAGCTACTCAATACCGTTCGTCGGCTGAAATCGACCGTTCATCGGAAACGATCAGCGCTGGCCGGTCACTCGATGCGCCAGATTCGCCACTTCTTAGGCCCACCAGCCCATTCAGGATGTTCACCGACCCAGCGCGTTGAAAACTTCTTCGGTCCACGCTTTGCCATCACATCAGAGTTCGGCCGAAACGCCCACTCGAACGAATCCCCAATTTCCATTTGATCCAGCTTCGCCGCGAAACCTGCGCCCGGTCTGCCAGGCCGCGGTGGAATCGGAATGCCGCTCCTGATTTCAGTGTCGACGCTCATGCGTTGCTCCAATGAAGTGTATGAACATGAATCCTAGCATGAAAAACAGAAAGCGCAGCGTATGCAACCATCGGAGCACGCTTCCAATTGACGGGTATATCTTCTGTTTTTAGCAGGTATGATTCTTGCGACAAATACCCCGATAGTCAGTGAACTATTCCAACCCCTCCAAAGATGCGTAATAACAACACTTTTGGCCCTGATTACCATCAAAAAAGGTTGTAATCGACTCGAAATAGTGAGAGTGCGTTCTCACGATATGAGAGTTCGCAGATTCTGCGTCACAAGATGTTAAAACTGAAAGGTTCGCGTCAGTTTGGCGTAAGGTGACTTTGAGGGGAAACCCTAGTCGAGCGCTGTTTTCGAGTAGACATAACGTCCGCTATGACGTGTTGCAGCGCAGCATGTCCGCGTGACAGCCCGAAATGCGCCTGCAGAATAAGCTGCTGGCCGGCCAGACGCCCGAACTCCACTCGATTACTACGCGAAAAGGTTGGAATCAGACGGACGGGGGGAAAGACTCACGGGCCGAAAGGGACCGAATGGAACTCGCCGGCCGGGTGAATGGGGGGAACTCGAGGGGTTCGGCCTGGCGATCTGCCCGGACGGACTGGCTGGCCCGGGTCGGCCTGGGCGGAATGCCGCCGTTCGACGGTCGCAGCGCGATGGACTTGGGGTAAGTGCGCGCGGGTGCCCCCACCGCTCCTCCCCCCAGAAAAAAACCGATTTCCCCGGTACAGAAGGCAGAATACTTGGATGGCTGCTGACGATTACACCGAAAAAGCGACGGAATCGGCTAACGCTGCACCGGCGAACGCTGCGAACGACCCATACCCACAGGCATACCGCGGAGCGACGTTCAGTTTGGCGAACTTCCGGGAGTTCTGCACCGCGCTGCGCGTCGACACCAAGGATCGCGGAGTCGTGAACCTGAGCGACGCGAACCTGATGGGGACGCAGCGGTACGTGATCGAAGAGATTGCGAAAGGTTTGGCCGAAGGGGTTCACATCTTCGTGATCTTGAAAGGCAGACAGCAAGGCATCACGACCATCTCACTGGCATTCGATCTGTACTGGCTGTTCAAGCACCAAGGATTAAGCGGATCGCTGGTGACCCACGACGAAGAAGCGCGCGACATGTTCCGTACGACGCTTGGCATGTACATCGACGGGTTGCCGCAGCGGTTCAAGGTGCCGGTCGAAGTGCACAACCGAACGCAGTTGGTCGTGAAGAACCGTTCACGACTTGCGTATCAGGTTGCAGGCACCAGAAAGAACTCGAAGCTAGGCAAAGGCAAGGGCCTGACGTACCTGCACGGAACTGAAGTGAGCGAGTGGGGCGACGAAGAGGGTTTCGCGTCGCTGCAAGCATCGATGTCAGAACGACACCCTGACCGTCTGGAAATCTACGAATCGACGGCGCAAGGGTTTAACTTTTTCCACGGCCTGTGGAAACGCACGCAGGACTCGACATCATCGAGGGCGATTTTCGTTGGCTGGTGGAGGAACGAAGCGTACGCGTACGGCAAGGGGACGAAGCAGTACGAGGTGTATTGGGACGGTCGAATCCTGCCTGACGAAAAGAAATGGATTCGTGAGGTGAAAGACCTGTACGACTTCGACATCACGCCCGAACAAATCGTGTGGTGGCGCTACCAGCTCGCCGAGAAGATCGACGACCCGGAACTGATGTACCAGAACCACCCTCCGACCGAGGACTACGCGTTCATCGCAAGTGGGTCGAATTTTTTCGCCACGGCCCGCCTGTCGGACGAGATGAAGAAGATCAAGGCGCGGCAGAAACTTGCCAAGCCTGACCTGTACCGGTTCGTGCTGCGCGAGAACTTCGAGGACTGCGACATCACGGAGACGATTTCCAAGCACTGCAATCTGACCGTGTGGGAGCACCAAGTCGAGGGTGCTAAGTACGTCATCGGAGCGGACCCGGCGTACGGATCGAGCGATTGGGCGGACCGGTTCTGCGCGTCAGTGTGGCGTTGCTACGGCGACGGCATGGTTCAGGTCGCGGAATTCTGCACCGAGCACTGCAACACCTATCAGTTCGCATGGGTGATCCTGTACCTGGCGGGCGCGTACCGGGACTGCATGCTGAACCTGGAAATCAACGGTCCTGGAACCGCGGTGTGGCAGGAAATTCAGAACATGCGTCGCATGGCCGGTGCGACGCCGAAGAACCCGATCAGTCAGAAAATCCTGTACGTTGCATCGAACCTGCAGAACTACCTGTACAAGCGGCTGGACACGTTTGGTCGACCGGCGGCGTATCACTGGAAAACGTCGCACGACACCAAGCACCGGATGCTGAATTTCTACAAAGACTGTTTCGAACGCGGCATCACGACCGTGAGTTCATCGGAACTGATCGAAGAGATGCAGGACGTGGTACTCGAGGATGGAACGATTGGAGCACCTGGGCGCGGCAAGGATGACCGTGTGATCGGTGCCGGCCTGGCGCACGTCGCGTGGTCCGACTACGTGCGCATGCAGTGCATTCAGCGTGGATTGCTCAAACCGGTCCCGCCTGGCGCTGGTGACGACTCGGCGATGAAGCCCAAACCGGTGATTTCGGACACCATGAAAGGCTACCTGCAGCGCATCGGGCTGGGAGCTGACCGCGCGGGAGCACGCCGATGATCGCCGACGACGCTCGGCCCCCGAAGAAAGGTCGGCGCGCGTACGTCCCGAACGATGATCCGTACGACCCAGCCATCGGAATTCTGCCAAACAAGGAACTGCGCCGGCTGCTCAGGAAGTGGATCGTAAAGCGGGAGAACAGCACCGGAAAGTACGGTCGGAACATCGAGCGCAACGGCGAACTGACGCTGATCGAGTTCCAGAAACAGGCGAACATCACGAACGAAGTGCTGGCGAACCTGCTTTACGGAATGAAAAATGCCCGTCCGGTGGGGCCGAGCAGGCGCAAGCGGGTGTCGCAGTTGCTGCTCAAGCTGGAATCCGGCCTGATCGAACGCAAGATCGAGTTCGACCCGCACGCACACGCGCGTCCGATCACGGCGACCATCGTCATCCACGACGAGCCGACTCGGAAACTGCCGATCACGCGCAAGGTCGTGTTCATGAAATTCTCGAATCGAGAAAACGAGCGCAGAATCTTGCCCGGCGAACCGATGTTTCACGTGAAGCACACGCCGCGTACGATGGTGATCCCTGGCGACCCGCCACCGCAACCGAGGAAGATACTGAAATGGCTGTGATCAAGGAATGGACGTGCAAGGCGCACGGTGCTTTTGAGGGAACGCAGGCCGAGTGCCCGCACGGGTGCTCTGGTGAAGGCATGATTTCCCGCGCGTTCAGGACCGCGCCCTCGATCCAGACGGCAGGGTATCGCTCAGTGAACGGAACCATCGAAAGTCTCGCTGCCGAACACGGTTTGACCGACATCAACCAGCGTGGTGGTGACGGCATGCTGAAAACCGACTGGCGAGCTCGCAAGCGGCTGCAGGATTCCGTCGAGATGATGGGTCACGGCGACCGGGCTGGGCAGGACATGAGCAAGTTTTTCGTGCCGACTGCGAACCTGGACATGCTCGGCCAGCAGCAAGGCGCGCTACGCCGCGACCCGACGACGGGCGGGATCGCCACCGTCATGGACGGCCAGATCGTTCCGCTGCCCAAGCCAGGCATTCAGGTGGCCGGATCGTTCGACGGCAAGGGGGCTGGACTGCCCAAGGGTGACGCATGAAATCTGAGACGAGGACCGCATGAAAATCCCGACCGACCTCGTGGAGCGCGAGGGGTTCTACAAGGAAGTCATCGACGTGTGTTTCGCGTCACTGTCTCGTCGGCGCGTCGGATACGACACCCTGATGCACTACTTCACCTATGGATGCGCGCCGGACCAGGGTGAAACTCCGTACAACAAAATCTACCCCATCATCGACACGCTGACGGCGTTTCTGTACAGCGCCGACTCGACTCGGTTCTCGGCAAACATGGGTCCAGAAACGCCCGATGAAGAGTGGGACAAGGCACCGGCGATCAGCAAGGCCGTGAATTCCGAGTGGTCGAACACCAACGCCGACCGGATTTTCGGTGAGTCGCTGGTTCTGTCCGAGGTGTACAACAGCGCGTTCGTGAAGTTGCTGGTGAAGAACGGCCACCTCGTGCCGTACACCATCGAACCCCACTGTATCGGCGTGTACCGTGAGGACGTGAACGGCCTTGACCGGCAGGAGGCCATCGCGCACTCCTACTACATCTCGAAGTCGCAGCTCGAGAACGAAATCGAGAACCACCCGAACAAGGAAGCGATCCTGAAACGGCTGCATGCCAAGCCGCTGCGCGATACGCACGACGACATGCCCGAGGGACTGCGGCGGATCATCGTGACCAACGCGGCAGGCACATCGCCGTTGAGTCCCGGGAACACCATTCGTGGTAACTCGAACATCTTCACGAACGACCGCATCGACTACAGCCCGCAGATTGCCGTCGATCTGATTGAGATGGTGGAACTGTGGATCTGGAATGACGAAACGCACGACTACCAGACCGTCACTATGGCTGACTCGGCCGTCACGATCTACGACCGCGCGAACATCTTCATCCAGGGGGAACATCCGTTCACGCAGATTTGCCCGAACCAGAAGCATGGGTATTTCTGGGGCGTCAGCGAAGTGGCTCGGCTTACGGGGTTGCAGGCATGGCGCAATCTTCGAATGGATGAGATCAAGGATTTGCTCGCCAAGCAAGTGGACCCGCCGACCTCGTTGGAAGGATGGACAGGTGCCATCGACGAAATCGACTTCGCCTTGAACAAGGCGGGCGGTGTGCTGTCTACCTCGGACCCCATGACGAAGATCAACCGGTACAAGCCGGACATCTCGCAAGACATCTGGAACGACATCCGCCAGATCGACGAGATGTTCAGCGAGGCCGCGGCTCTGCCGAACCTGCTCATGGGCAAGGGCGAGTCAGGCGTTCGATCTGGAAAGCAGACATCCGAACTCTCCCGGCTCGGAAGCGCGCGGATCAAGAAACGTGCGCTCGCCGTCGAGGATGCCTTGCAATACATGGCGACGAAGTACTACAAGGCCATGCGCAAATACGACGCTGACAAGTACCTGACGGAACCGACGAAGCCGGGCGTGAAGCCCATGAAGTTCATCATGAACCAGGCCCCCGAAGACCTGATCGTCAAGGTCGATGCGCACTCGAACTCGCCGCTGTTCGCCGAAGACAAGAAATCGGATGCGCAGAGTCTGCTAGAAGCCCACGCCATCGACCGTGAGAGCTTCATCGAGATGATCGACCCGCCCATGAAAGACATCCTGATCCGTCGCCTGAAAGCGATGGAAATCAAGGAAGCCGAGTCGGCCAAGGCCAAGATGGCCCACGAAGAAAAAATGGTGGCAGCGAAACAGGCCGCGCCCCACCAAGCGACTCGAGCCAGTTGACATAATTTCGGAGTACGCTACGATTCATGCAGCAAACCGAGGTAATCGGGGTGCAAACGGGTGAAATTCAGCGATTTTGCAGTTGCCGATCAAACCCTGGCCATGGCTGACCTGCCGAAAAGGTTGGCCGCAGTGAAAAGGAGAACACCATGTTCGAATTCCAGCCGCTGGAAGCCCGCAAGGGCCGCAAGGGCCGCAAGTCGCGTCGCTAAACCGACGCCTCACGGCCGGAACGGGGCGTCAGACCCGTCTCTCTACCCCACACTGCCCAGACTGAACACCACCACATGAATCCCGTCATCACACCAGGCGTCGCGGTCGGATCGGCCCGAGAAAACCTGTTCGTTCAGGACTCGCCTGTCACTGGCGTGCTGCGATTGATCGGTGTCGCGCTCGGCGTGAACGTGAACTCCGTCGCCGACACCCCGGTTCAGTTGATTCTGCTGGCCGGCTGCAACTTCATCGTGCAAGCGGTCGATGTGAACAACGCCTCGATTTCGCTGACGACCGCTGCCGTCTCCGTCTGGTCCGGCGCTGCCGGCACCGGCGTGAACATCGTCACCACAGGTGCGACGAACTTGGCCGGCGCCACAGCACCCACGAAAAATGTCCCGCTCACGCTGGCCGCGACGGCGAACACCACGGTGTTCAACCAGACCACGCAGGCCAACGTGCTGTACTTCAAGGTCGACACCGCGCAAGGCGCCGCGGCGACCGCCGACGTGTACATCTGGGGTCGCGTCCTGCCATGAGCGTCTCGCCCGAGATGATGAAGCTGATGGCCGCACGTGGCGGCCCTGGCGGCCCTGCCAGCATGGGCGGCATGGGCGGCGCACCGGGCGCCGCTGGCGCCGCGATCCCCGGTGGTGCCGGCGTGGCCGGTGGTGCCGCGATGCCCCCTCCTAGCGGGCAGCATCCTCCAGGTCCTGGCGGCGCTCCCATGAGCAGCCCGCAGCCGAACCATGGCGAGCGGCAGAACGCGATGGTGAACGTGAACCTCGCCATGGATCTTCTCGAGCAGACTCTGCCTGCGCTCGGTTCCGAGTCGCCCGAAGGCCAAGCGGTACTGCAGTGCCTGTCCGGTCTGTCCAAGAAATTCGGCCACAGCCGCGCCAAGACACAGGAACTCGTGCCCGCCGAACTGATGCAGCTCATGCAGTCGCTACCGCACACCAGCGGTGCGCCTGGCATGCCGCAGCCGGGTGGTGGCCCCGCGCCGCAGCAGCAGCCTCAGCAGCAAACACCGCAACCCGCCTGATTTGCTGCACAATCCACCATCAGATTCCACACCGGAGCCTCGAAATGCAAACCCTGTTCAAGCCGAAGATGTACCCCGTTCGCCAGCCGACCGACAACAAGCGGCGCAATGGTCAGGTGCTGAATCCGCCGCGGTTGCCGGAAATCGGCGGCATGACGCTGCAGAACGCCGACGACAACGAAGGCAGCCTGCGCCTGCAGAAGATCGGCGACGCCGGCAAGCGCGTGAAGGGCTGATGCCATGAGCCTCGAAGGAAAGTCCGCAGAAGAGATCGAAGCGCTGGCGACTCTGGCGCAGAACCTCGCTTCGAACCCGAAGACCCGCCAGGGCTTTTTGCACTTGACCAAGACCGCGAACCCGGACACCGCGATTCCCGAGGTGGACATCCCGAACCACATCGGCACGTTGCTCGGCCCGACCTTGAAGCGCCTGGACGAAGCCGAGAAGCGCTTCGCCGAAATCGAACTCCGCGACCGCATCGAAGCGCAGCGCAAGGAAGCCGGCATCAGCAAGGCCGATCTGCCCGCCGTCGAAAAGCTCATGGTCGAACACCGCATCGCCGACCACAAGACGGCCAAGCAGTTCATGGACATGCAGAACAAGGCAGCCGAGCCGACGCCGGCCGCGACCGTGCAAGGCGTTCGCCGGTTCGGCGCTCCCGCCATGCCCGACCTGACCTCGGTTCAGGGCGACATGAAAGCCTGGTCGTTCGGCAAGGCGTACGAAGTCATCAACGAACTGCACGGCAAACGCGCCGCGTAATCGATCAACCGGGCTGTTGTAAGGAAACAACGTGGCAATCAGCGGACAAGGCATTCTCCCATCGGGCGCATACGCAACCGAACTCACGGCCATCACGCGCCGGGCGTTCCTGCCGACGCTGACCGTGCAAATCTACAACGCTTCTCCGTTCCTGGCTTCGGCCATTGCGAACGCGCAGGTGTCGTCGGGCGGCATCGCGCCGATCACGGTGCCGGTGCAGGGTTCGAAGATGACCACGTTCTCGTGGGGCGGCCCGGACGGTTCGTTCTCGATCCCCGCACAGCAGAACGGCATCCAAGACGCCGAGTACAGCGTCAAGCTGGCGATGGTTCCGATTCCGTTCCTGGGCATGGAAGCCGCGATCCAGAACAGCTACGCGGTGGTCCCGCGGATCGCTGCTGTGATGAACGATGCAGGCAACAACATGTCGGACGCGATGGCGACCAGCATGTACACCAACACGACCAACTTGCAGGCCTTCTCCGGGCTGAACGGCATGATCGACGACGGCACCAACCAGGTGACCTTCGGCAACATCAACCGAACGGCCAATCCGTTCTGGAAAGCCAAGGTCTACGCGGCCGGCAACGTCAACCCGACGCGGCAGAACGTTTCGCAGTACATCAACGGCGCGGCCAAGGCATGCGGT